CTCCGGTTCGCCGTTCCATTGTTGCAGAGAAGTCAACAACGGCAATGATACCACTCCCGAAATTTTCAAAGCGTGGAATCGTGTCTCAAGATTACAGATGCGTTGTGCATGAGTTGCTCAAGGAAATGGAGGGGTAAGGCATGGAAAACGAGACAATACAAATCCTTGAATTGTTCGGAGGAATTGGGTCGCCTCGATGTGCCTTGAGAAATTTGAACATCCCAACAAAAGCAATCGACTATGTGGAGATCAATGAAAAAGCAGTCCGGTCATACAATTCGATGTTCCGTGAGGAATTAGAATATAAAACACAGACGGTCGTCGGATGGAATTTGAAACCGGATATTTTGATTCATGGTTCACCTTGTCAAGACATGAGCATCGCAGGACATCAAGGGAAAGCGACAGGAGACGGAAGAATCAACAGAGGGAAAGGTTCAGACGAGGGGAGCGGAACACGTTCCTCTCTCATGTGGGAGACAATACATATCATTGAGAATATGGGAGAATGGCGACCTCGTTATGTGATATGGGAAAACGTGAAGAATGTGAAATCAAAGTACATGAGACCGAATTTCGACAGATACATGGTCGAGATGGAAAAACTGGGGTACACGAATAATTATGCGGTTTTAGATGCAAGAGAGTTCGGATTGCCACAGGCGAGAGAAAGAGTGTTCACGGTTTCTGTTCTGAATGGTGAAAAATTTGAGTTCGATGACATCATAAGGACACCGATGCGAAACCTGCAAGAGTTCCTTGAGGATGACGTTCCGGACATCTACGATGTGACACAACCGTCCGTCCTTGCATGTATCGGAGAAAAAGGAATCCGGAGAGCGACGGTCATCAAAGATTGTGCATATACAATCACAACAAGGCAAGACCGGACACCTGCACAGGTCATCGACCGAGGAGATGGACGGTATCGGTATTTGACAGAGCGTGAGTGTTGGAGGTTGATGGGATATTCAGACGAGGATTTTGACAGGGCGAAAGCAGTTCAAGAGAGAAACGGGAAATATTACAAGGCTTTATATGACCAAGCAGGGAACAGCATCGCAGTTCCGATATTTGAGAGCATATTCAGAAAGATAATTTTGCAAGAGGTCGCATGAGAGCGACAGAAAGAGAGGATTGAACATGGGAAACATCATAAGCACAGCACCGTGTCGATTCTGCGGACAGATGGTGCAGATTGACAGCGAGGAGAAATTGACACAGCCACAGGCAGAGGAACAGGCGACAATGTCCTGCACCTGCGAACAGGCGGTTGAGTATCAGAAAGAGAAACAGAGGAAAGAAAAGGCGATGCAGAACGTCGCTGCATTGTTCGGAGAGGCAGCAGCACCGGAAAAGAGATGCAGTGAGGGCATCGTGAACATTCTCAAGGCAGCAGTTGAGGAGATATACACCGGAGGACTGGCAAAGGTCACTCTGAACCTCCGAGGGGGGGTCAAAGCATCTATATCACAGAATAGCAAAGGCGAGATAAACGTCGAGCGTACAGAGACCAAAAAGCAGAAATTAACAGAATAGGGGAGCGGATGCGTGTGACCGAAAGAGAGATATGTGGGTCATTCCGGAGAGCAGAGAATCAAAAGCAACAGATTCAGATTTTGACGGAACTGACCTGCAAGAGTAAATATCAGATAATCGGTATATTACTGCGGAATGGCGAGAAAGTACCGAAAAGCATTGAAAACCAGTTATACAAGAGATTGGACGCACTCGACGCACAGATTTTCGAGTGTGAAATGGAATACAAAGAAATTGTGACCGCACTGACGGGAGAAAACAGGAGGAAAGAACATGGCAACAGGATTCAGCGTCATGGACGCACTGAACAAGAACAGCAAGGCAGGAGTTGACGAATCACCGAGAGCGAGATTCCGGACAAAGGACATTTCAATTTTCAAGATGTACCGGAACAAACTCAATTTCTACGATTTGGCAGATATTGAGGAACTGGCAGGAGACATCCTCATGTATGGTCTCAAACAGAATCTTGAGGTTGTATTTGAGCAGAATGAGCAGGGTGAATATAGAATCGTCGCAGGTGAGAGACGGTGGCTTGCACTCAAGCACCTTGTCGAGCAGGGATATAAAGATTTTGAGATTGCAACCTGTAAACTGACCACACCGCAGGACGAGGACGAGGAGCAGGTGGAAATCATAATTGCAAACGCATACCGGACAAAGTCTCTCAAGGATGTCATTGAGGAGGAACAGCGTCTCAAAGCGTGTCTTGAGCGTATGAAAACGGACGGGAAGAAAATCAAGGGATATGACCTCCAGTCCGGTCGCCTCCGTGATGTCATCGCCTCAATGCTCAAGATGTCAAAGACCAAGATCGCACAGATTGAGAGCGTCAACAACAATCTGATTCCGGAGTTTCGAGAGGAACTCAACAACGAGCGTCTCACATTCTCCGCAGCGTATGAGTTGAGTGGGATGTCTCCGGAGATGCAGCAGGAGGCACTTGCAAAGTACAAGGAAAACGGAGAATTGTCCTATACGGAAATTAAGGACATGAAATCACCGCAGAAACCGGAACAGGAGCAGGATGCAGCAGGGCAGCAGGACACCGTGTCAGATTCAGACACAGCAGGGCAGCAGTCATCCGAAAACAGCATGAATCCTCCGGAGAAAAAGAAAGCGGGCGACGATTATGAGACACCGCATCCGGAGGGAATCACATCAATCTGTTATTCTTGCACCGAATACGAGACCTGCAACGTAAAGACCGGAACATGTACCTCATGCGACCAGTACAAGAACCGTGCAGAGGCATACAAGACAGACGAGCAGAGATATAACGAGGAGCAGGATGCAATCGACCGTGAAACGAAAAAGAAACTCCGTGAACAGGCAGAGGAGGAGAAGATGAACAACCTCCCGTCAGACACACAGGAGAACGGTCAGAAAGTGCATCACATTAAACTGGGAGCGACATTTTTTGAGGAGGTTGCATCCGGAGAAAAGACATTTGAACTCCGGAAGAATGACAGAGGCTATAAAAAAGGCGACATCCTTGAGATGATGGAGTTCAAGGACGGAAAGAACACAGGACGCACCGTGAGAGTGCTTGTGACATATATCCTTGAGGAGTTTGCAGGTCTTGAGGACGGATATTGCATCATGGCAACATCACTCATGAAAGAGGATGCTGAATGATGGCGGTGAAATAAGGAGGAAAAGGCAATGGATGACATCAGACGAGGAGAGATATTCTATATCGCACGAGGGGGGGGCGACGAACGGGAGTGAGCAGTTTGCAGACAGACCCGCAGTCGTGGTCAGTAATGACGAGAACAACAAACACTCCGGAGTGATTGAGGTTGTGTACATGACGACACAGCCAAAAACAGACCTCCCGACACATGTGACTATCCGCAGCACCGGAAGAATATCCACAGTTTTGTGCGAACAGGTGTCGTCGGTATCGACCGAGCGTGTGAATAACTATATCGGGCAGGTATCAGAGCAGGAAATGAAAAACATTGACATCGCTCTCATGATTTCCTTGCAGTTGGATAATGGCGGGAAATCATCAAAGCAGTACAATGAGACGATACAGAGGCAGCAGGAGGAAATCGACAGCCTAAAAAGGGAAATTGAGATGTTACAGCAGGAATGTGATGACAGAATCGCAGAAATTGAACAGGATGCAGCAGTGTATGTCGAGGAGAACAGGAAAGTTGATGCAAGCAGACAATCAGAGGACATCATCAAGGTTCAGACCGAGCGTGACACATTCAAGGCATTATATGAGCAGTTATTTGAGAGGCTGCTGACTATGGGAGGAACAGGAAATTGAAAAAAGGACAATTAAAAGCATTATTCATCGAGGCAAAGGGAACAGGTCAGAAATATATCGGTGTAATGATTCAGACAGAGGGTAGCAGTGAACCGGAGGTCATCATCAATCCGAAAGAGAATTTCAATGCAAAATTCGACTATTACATGGCAGCGTATGACGATGATTTGATTCTGATTGCAGCAAAAGGAAATAAGGACATCAGAATCACGGGAGCAGCAGCGGGAGCATCGTTCGAGGACATCCAGTCACAACTCATTGATGAAAAAGCGTCATCCGGATGGAAAGAACAGATTGCGGATGCGGTGGACAGGGTTGTCGATAAGATGCTGAAAGAAACTCCTCCGGAAACGGAGGAGGAGAGACAGAACTGCGAGACCATGAGAGAGACAATCAAAGGAATGTTCCTCACGCAGAGACGTTCAAAGACAGAGGCAGCGTTCATCACCGAGAA